TTATTTCACTGTTTCTTGCGGCTGTTGCGGAGTTTGAGGCTTCTAACGCTTTTGCCGCCGCCCTGTCCGCCTCATCTTTTGCATTTTGGGCGTACATTGGTGCGTCACCAATCAATGCTAAATCTGCCTGAACCTGGTCAGCATTTTGCTGAATTTGATAGGTCATCTGAGGCAAAGTTTCTATTTGAGTGGCACCTGAAGGACCGTGGACTTCGACGGTGCCCATTTCATTGAGCCAGATGTCCATTTTCGTAAACCAACCAGTAAAAGCATCGTTTTGCTTTGATACCTGGCGTGTTACTTCTCGCAAGTCTACTGTTGTTGGTAGCAATAAGCCTTTAACTCCAGCCTGATCTGCGTATGGCCAGGGCTTTTTAAGGGTTAGCTCGTAGTCTGAACCTGAGACCTTTGTAGCTCCCACAACGGCCACTGGAAGGCCTTGCTCTGTGAAAAGAGCAATGGTTTCTGACAGAACAAAGTCCTGGGTATCTAGTGATGCTTGCACCACTGTCGCGCCGGATGTGACGGACAGTGATGTAATGTTGATAATCTCTTTCATTTCGCCACCCTTTTAAAATCTTTCCTCTATTCTAATATATATATCTAAGTACTGAAATATAAAGTTAGTCCCGTTTGTGACCTATTGCCGTTACATATTCTGATTCTTTTAGTATCTGGAACGATAAAATTTGACGTGAAAACTGAACTTTAGAGTCGGGCCAGGAACCATCCAGTGACGCCTCCATATAACAGTCAAAAACAGGGCTTGTGTTTTTAGGAACAGTAAGCGCTACTTTTTTAGTTAAAACTTCTTCTCCTCTATTTACCTGATTGTATCGGTGGCTCTCGTAATTTCCATCCCTGAACCATTCAAGCAAAAATGAATTTTCTAAATTAGGGGCATTATCACTCCCGTCAACTATAATTCCGTCAACAATAACTATTCTGTCCGAAGGCGCTTCTTTAATGGACAGCCTTAGCACTCTTTTCCTCTCGCCACCTATTCCGTCATAAAAAGATGCAAATTCAAGCTCTACAAATCCACCGGCTGACTGCTCACCTATAATTTTTTCAGCTCTCACCGTTCCAGTGAAGTTACCATCAACACCATTCAATGTTGCCCCGGTGATATTGTTACCAACAAGATCACCCTTGAACACGGCAGATCCACTCTTCTTAACGTAAAACACAGCGTTGCCGTCAGTTTGAGAGCCCTTTCCCGACCATATAGCGTAATTACCCCCTCCACCGACTACGGTTCTGTTCCCGTTATAAGATGGAGAAGCGGTTCTGTAATAGCCGCCTGTGAATGATGTACCGTTGATCGTTCCGCCATTGATCGTCCCGCTCTCAAAGGTGGATGATTTTAGGTGTCCCCGAATGACCATTTCCGAACCGTCCCAGGTTATCGGACTCATGTTTCTACTTGCCGAATAAACCTCCAACTCTTCTGCAGCCAAACGAATTTTGCTCTGCGAGCTTGAACCGTTTACATGAACGCCGGTTAACACACCATTTGAGTTAACCCCGACAAAAGAGCGAGCCATTAGCTCGCCTGTATCGTCTTCTAACGCTCTAAAATAGCTTAGCGCTTGAATGGTATTGCCCGAACCATCTGTGAGCTCTGCTGCTTTAAGGCTTTCTGCAAATGGGGATGCTGCACGCCACACACCTCCGGCTGCTTCACAGGCAGAGGGTGTTTCGTGAGAGGTTACGCTTCCGCTTTTCATGCAGTAGCCAACCATCGTTCTATTGTTGGTCTTTATTGATGACGATATTTCGCTATTTAAGCTAGACTCTAACCGAGTTAACGCCTGGGATCTCGCCGTTGACTCATTGGATATCGCATCATTAACCTCATTTATAGCCGACTTTCTGTCGTTTATTTCTCCGGTTATTGCTGTATCCAGGCTGTTGTACTGAGACACTCGAGTACTGGTTTCATTAGATATAGCCTGATTGACAGACGTTATCGCTGCCTTTCTTTCCGTGGTTTCGTTGCTTATTGCTGCATCGAGACTGTTAAACTGAGTTGCTCGAGTTGAAGCCTCGGAAGATATCGATTCGTTTACTGACTTTATCTCTGAAGCCCTTGTCGTGCTCTCATCAGATATAGCAGTGTTAACCTTGCTAATGTCGGTAGCTCTAGCCTGGCTCTCTGAAGCGATTGACTCCTGGAGGCTGCTGACCGCTGACTGTCTGGCCTGGGTTTCGTCAGACAGTGAAGAGTTGAGCTGACTGATCGCCGTCGCTCTGGTTTCACTTTCTGTCGTAATTGACTTTTGAAGGTTTGTTATCGCTGACTTTCTTGTTGCGCTCTCATCTTCGATCTGAGAAACAATCGATTCTCTAGCCGATGCTGACGCCTGTTTCTCGGTAGCAATCGTCTCGTCTATGCGTACTATCTCTGCCTGTACCGCCTTGTCGTTCTTTACGATCTCAGAAGATATTCTCTCTATCTGGTAAGAGTGCTGAGCGTCGGATCTTTTCGACTCCCCACCACCTACAATGTCCATGAGGTTTTGCTGTAAAATCTTTTCCAGCTCAGCCTCGCTTTTGAATGCTGAGTCGCTTATGTCATTCAGTCTGTCGTCGTATTGCTCCTCTAAGGTTTGCAGTTCACCTTCTACAGCCTCAACCTTTTCATCTACGTTTTTGATAGAGTCGTTGACCTGCTGAACAACCTCGTCAGAAATTGAGTCTATGGAGTCAAATAGAACCGTTATTATCCACGGCGTAGCAACGCCTAAACGGTAATACCGGGTTGCTTGAAACTTGTGCGCGTCAGTTGTCTTCTTTGACCAAAGCTCAGACTTTGTTTCTGGCGTGCCAACCATAGAAAGCGTGTAATCAGCCGGCCCTGTGAAGTACATCACCTCGATGCCTTCTTTTGAGCGCAAGTCAAACTCTGCCGGTGTCGTCAGAAGCTCATGAACCGGCTCTACTTCGTTTTCGGCGCCTGATATGTCAGCAGGTATAACGACATAGTCATAATAGGTATTCGTCTGAATTGGCTCGTCTACATAGTAGGTTTGAGTTGTTTTCGCTATCAGATCGAAGCCGTCTGGAATTGTGCCGTCTTCATTGAATTGAAAAACTGGAGCCGGCGTCAAAGGTCTACCTTCAGAGTCTCGAGCAAAACCCTGAGAGCGTCTTAGAACCTTGTAATGGCCAACAATGTCTTCGCCAATGTCATTCTTCGCGTCAGCCCATGACAAAACAGCGGTGTCCTGAAAAAGCGCAACAGAGAATTCGTCAGGCTTTTCGGGTGCGGTATTGTGCTCTATCAGAATTGTTCCGAAAGATGACTGCTCTAATTCCTGAACAGACACGCCGTTTCTAGCGCAAACGATGACCTTTACACGATCAAGGTGTTCAACCTCGATATCACTATATGTTCCGGCTCTCGACTGGTAAAGCTTAGGGTCTTCGTCGTTTTTGGAAACCCAAACATCGGCCTGTTGAAACAAGTTGGATTCAGGGTATGACCAATAAGCGGTCAATATGAGCCTTCTAAGAGACCCCTGACCCCTCATGTTTACCTCAAAACTAATGTCGGTTACAGGCTTTATCTTTTCGTCAATTGGTGGCGTATAGCTTGGTAACGGACCAGTCTCACCTGAAGTCATCAGCTCCGGCACATATTCCATGCCAGTTATTTCGTACTCGTAAACGTCTGAGCTTTTTACGCCGGTTATTAAGAACTGCTTTTTGCGGTACTGAACTTCACCTAAAGACCAAGCCAGACCTTTAGCGTTTGAAGGCAGCAAACCGTCGAGGGAAATTTCATTGTGTGTACCAGGCCCGGTTGTTACGGTTCTGCTTTGAACCACGTCTTTTGCATACGCAATGCAAGCGTTGCCTGTGCCTGTGATATTTCTGTCAACCTGGACCACGCTGTCATTCAGGTAACCAAGAACTATGTACTCTTCACCGTCGAAAACGATTTGAGATATATTCTGATCAGCAAAATCGCCCAGTGTGAACTTGTTGTCTGTAAAGCTGACAACTTCAACTTCCCCCAAAGACAAAGATGGAAACTGAACAATCAGCTCATACTCTGACTCGTTAAGGGTGACTTCTTTATCAAGTTCAAGAATTGAGTTTCCGTTTGAATCCAGGTGCTCTGAAACCCGACCACCAACAGACCAGTTAGGCATAGGGTGTTGGATATAGACAACATCGCCTATCTGAACATCTTTACCCTCAAGCGTCGAAGTAAAGGATACAGTTTGGCCAACTCTGTTCATGTTGAGGGCAAACATACCCTCATCAAAGGCCTGTTGATAATCAACAACGCCGTGTAGAGTTAACTGCGTCGCCCGAGGCTCGTCACCTCTTTGAAAGGCCAGCTGATCATAAACTTTAAACTCAGAACGCTTGTAATCGTTCTCGCGGTCATAAAATATAACATCTATCTCATTAGCCCGGTCTTCACTTCCAGACCAGGATATAGACAGTGAGCCCGATTTTATGTTTGATTCGTTGAACAGCATTGACGGCATTTTCGGATGAATAATGCTGACGCTGAACAAGTCGCCGTGCATTGTTCTCCTTGCATGGCCAACTTTGTAAACTGACTTCAGTGAGTCAAATATATTGCCGTCAGTATCGAATGTTCCGTTGAACATCCAGCCGTTCTCGTCACACACTTTCGCCCACTTTATGAAAGCGGGTAAGTCCATCTGAGATCTGTCGTACCGGCCGCCCCAACGCTTATGAGTTAGAACGTTGTAAGTTATCCAGGCCGGGTTCGCAGTGTTTTCTTTTTTCCACTCTCCCGTTTCAGAATCGTAAACGTCGAGTACTGCGCCTTCCAGGTCAAATGTGACGTTTGGAATTCTTGAAAGCTGATCGGTTACCAAAACCTCAACGCCTAAAAGCGCCGTGTGCTTGTAAGACACACCGTAAGGCATAGACTCTACAATGTCGTTAAGCTGCCAATCAGAAGGCAGTGGATTTCCGTTCTCGTCATTTCTTTGAGGTGAAATACGATCAATCATCACCTCGTACTTTTGAGGCTTAACTGGGCGAGACGATATGTTGTATCTGTACGGCGACATCACTTTTTTTCTGATCTTGTGGATGCCGTTTTCGTTGTAGTTGCTTCTTATTCCGTATGGCGTTGAGGAACCGCTTATACGACCAACCTCTTCCTCCTCTCCAGTGTGTATATTCACACCTTTGATTATTTTTCGAGGCTTTTTGTATTGAGGTTTAGTGCGTCTAGGCTCTCTTGATCCGCGATACCGGTCTTCACCCTCTCTTATGAGGCTGTTCTCAGCAACGTCTCTCCCATGCTCCCTGATGGTGAAGTCTTTATAATCCCTTACGTCAACAACCGATTCGTAAGTTATCCCGCCTTCTGTAAACTCTTTGGTGTTTGGGTAAAACTCACCATCGCTTTCTGAAATAGGAATTCCAGACGCATTACTTATAAACTCTAAATCGCCCTCTTTCGACCCTGTTTGTAGGTACTGCCAGGGCTCATTAGAACCTAGCGGTCTCATTTTGATCGCTAGCTTTATTGAGGCCGACTGCATTTCGTTTTTCACCAAGTCATAAAGTCTTGGAATGGTAACGGATAGATCTATCTTGTTAGGCTCATTGTTCGTTTCGAAAGTGAATAGATCATGCTCGTTTTTGAACGAAAAGCCTATGTTCTTGACCTCTTTTACGGTCTCGAATCCTGGTATCTCTGCCTGATCTGCTGTCCCAAGGCGCTTAGTGATGGTTGGATTGAAAGACTCAGCATCAATATCGTTAAACTTGATATTGGTTATGTCCTTTATTGGCCCCTCACCGGCGTTGATAAGCATATAGAGGTACTGCTCGCGACCTCTATTGTCGGTGTATAAAGAAACAATGTTACCGGCTACCCGACTCTTACCAAATGTTATTGGTACAGGTATGCCCTCTCTTGAGGTGTTTTTAGGACCGTCTATTCCGTAGGTAGGCGACTCCCCTCCAGACATTCCCTCTGAAGCGTCCATGTTTGGAGTTTCAAATGGTAAAATTGCGTTTATTAACAACGTACCACCGGCCGCTACTGCGGCTGCAGCCCAGGCTCCGTATGCTGCGTATGCGCCCTGAGTGACAACCGTCAGTATGATCGTCGCTATTATTCTGACAATAGTCTTGCCGTCATTATCCCCGCCGCCTGGGAGGACAAGTATTGAAAGTACCTCTCCGGCCTTCGGCACAACAGTGCCATACTCATGCTCTTCTATCTCTCGCCCATTCAGCTGAACTGAGAAATCTAGGTCAGTATTAACACCATAAAGTAGGTCTTTAATGGTGCGGTCTTCCGCTTCAACACTTAAATGCTCGAAGTCGTAAAGATCAAAAGGGTTACTGAAAATCAGCGTTTCAATCGTGTTACTTTGGCTCATATACTCCAACCAACCTCTTTTCCCATACACCAGAAAGGCGCTCAACAACTACCATGTCGGCGCCCTCCCAAGCGTGAATGAATTCATCATCACCCAAATAAACAGCCAGGTGGCTTTCATGTCTCTTTATTCTAAAAACCAGTATTGCGTCTCGCTTTAAATCGCAAGGTCTGCAAATATCTCTTAAAGCAGAGAATATATTCCTGGCATTTTCAGACTGGCTCTTAGAAGACTGGTAGGACGGCAAAGGCTTTCCGGCTCGACGGTAGTATTCGTATAGAAAGCCAAAGCAATCGTAGTAGCCGTCCTCGCCTCTTGAGCCATACTTGAACGGCGCACCAACTAGATCCGAAACATCCGTCATAGGTTTCTAACCTGTATTGACGGATACCCCCCGAAGTTTCTTACATTTCCATGCGCTTCACAGCCGTTTGGACCGTCCATCGACAAATCGCATGACTCCATGCTGCCCGTATAACCGCACTCGGGAGACTTGTAGCGCCATTGACAGCGAAGCTTGGTCTGTCTTCTCGCCGGGAACTTCTGAGTTAACTGATTGGGTACGCCGAGATTGATTGTGGCGACATAGCTTTCCGAGTCCGAGCTAGCACTTTTTACACTGAAGCGATAAAAGGCCGGCTTCATATCAGTTTCGTTGGCGTTGACCGTTGCTATTCTTACCTTGCTACCTTTCAACCCCTGGTACCGCTCAAGGTAATTATTAAAGACAAGGTATGGGTCCGACATTGAGAGCGATACTTCAGGCAGCTCATTCTCTTTCTCATTAATGTTGAAATCGAAAGCGGCAGCTTCATAAGTGTTTCCGTTTATCACAACCGGCTCGGAGTTTTTTACTGCTCGAATCGTTTGCTCAACGTCACCCGTTTCCTGGTCGATAATGTCCAGTTCCACAGCGAGAAGACACACTACGTCTGAATTCACCGCTGATTTGTTAATTGCTGCCGCTATCGATGTATTTTTCATAACTATGTCAACACTGAGATATATTTGTTTCCATTATAAACTAGGCGGTCTTCAATTCAACTTTGATGTTATACCTCTTCGACTTTCCGAGGCCTTGATAAGTAACGTCTGGTTCTTTGGCAAACTTCACTTCCATGTTCTTTTCAAGTACCGGGTTGAACCAGGTGAATGTTTTGTACATACCGAACTCGTCCCACATTTGCTCGAATATGCTGTAGTGGTCTTGATCCAACATAGTGAAGCCTGTGGTGTAGACTTTTGGCGGTTTTCTGGTTGATCGTGGTCTTCCCCATGAGTAACCATCTTCTGTTTCTATCTCTACCGCATTACTTTGAAGCTTGACGCCATAAAGCGACTGGTCCTCTCCTTCGGACCAGCCCGTTGTTTCTTTGGGTGGAAAAACTGGATCTAACATTACTTAATACCTCTAATCGTTTCTCGGACCGGACCTGGCTTGCTGGCATTCTTGAGAAATACATCAATAATCATTTTCTCACCATCCAGTCGACTTCTTGATTCCGCCTTTTTCTCGTTGCCTTCGTTATATA